ATGTGTGGACGCTTTTCACAGTCAATGACGCGTGAAGATTATCTTGCCCTGCTCGCTGATGAATCAGAACGCGACATTCCATACGATCCAGAACCCATCGGAAGATTCAACGTAGCGCCAGGAACAAAAGTTTTGCTTCTGAGCGAACGTGATGAACAACTGCACCTTGACCCTGTCATTTGGGGATATGCCCCTGGATGGTGGGATAAGCCACCGCTAATTAATGCTCGATCTGAAACTGCGGCCACCAGCAGAATGTTTAAACCACTCTGGCAGCACGGTCGTGCAATTTGCTTTGCTGATGGATGGTACGAATGGAAAAAGGAAGGTGATACGAAGCAGCCTTACTTCATTCATCGGGCCGATGGTCAGCCGATATTTATGGCGGCGATTGGCAGCACGCCATTCGAACGTGGAGATGAAGCAGAAGGTTTCCTGATAGTTACAGCTGCAGCTGACAAAGGACTGGTTGATATTCACGACAGACGACCGTTGGTACTGCTACCGGAAGCCGCGCGCGAATGGATGAGGCAAGATGCTGGAGGGAAAGAAGCAGCGGAAATTGCAGCCGACGGTGTCGTACCGGCTGATAAATTTATATGGCATGCGGTATCGCGCGCCGTTGGCAATGTCAGGAACCAAGGGCCAGAGTCAATAGCAGCTATCCGTTGATGCACGAAGCGACAGAGAGAATTTCTTTTTTGAGCGATAAGCGAGCATGTCGGTAAAGTCTTCCAGTTAACAACGAGAGCATTAATGATAACTCTACATATTAATCAATGTACCCGTAGTTGTAATCAGTTTGACTATATGGTTTACATGCTTCCTGTTTGAGCACGACAGAGTTCCTTGATGAAGGTGAAGCCAGTTGCAATTCCGATACTGATGGTGTCACGGATCGTGAGTGTTATATAAATAATTTAGATACCCCAGCGTTCGTGATTGTACTGTTCCAAGACCTAGAACTATAGTGAACCTTTGCTTAGCATACTACACAACTGCACATTTAATCATGTATAATATGAATCTTCATGGAGTTGCATAAATTTTAACAGGACACAAATGAACAGCTTATCATTTTTATCTATTCAAATTGAAAAAATAAAATCACTAATCAGAGCAAAACTCCTTCCAGTTAAAATTTACTTTGAAGTTTTAAATTCCGATTACAAATATGCAGTCAATGCTCTCATTCAACTAAAAAAAGAATGTAGGGAAAAGGTGACCGAGGAAATTGAATCATTTAACCGTACTATATCTAACATGAGAAATATAGTCTTTATCTTCTCAATATATGCGGTGACAATTATTTTCATTTCTATGAAAACCAATAATTACTCTGATACATTTTTAGCAAACTTCCTTGTTAACGCAAATTCTTCAATTCTCGACTTCCTTATTTTAGGGGTTATTCTTTATTATTTTGAACATAAACGGCAGAACAAAGAGACTATTAAAGAACTCCTCGAAGACCTCGAAAACCTTGCCAAGCACTCGTCTGCAGAGTTGAACATAATGAAAATTAAAATCATAAGGCAATTAAATAACAAAGGTGTTCTTAACATAAACGTTCAACGCATAGAATTGACTAAATTATCTGTCATAAAATACCTTAAATTTAAAAATGCCGATTTGAAAAGTTTAAACATGTCTGAGTCCTACATTCGGGACTGTTCATTTGAAAATTGCGAAATTCAAGCCTTAAATATTAACGAAAACAGAATTAAAAACGTGAAATTTATAAAATGCGACCTCAAGAATATTAAAGCAACAAATGTAAAATTTCAAAATGTTGTGTTCGATGAATGTAATTTTTCTGGCGGCTATTTTAGTCACAGCAATTTAAGTAGTTGCATTATGAAAAACTGTGATTTTAAAGATGTTACATATGAAAATGCTAATTTATTAAGTGCTAATATTTTAGGTGCAAGAAATATAAATATTGAGAAAATTATTGAAGCTAAAAAATTAGATTATATTAAGTGTTCGGATGAGATTAAGATCGAACTCAAGAAGAAAAACCCAAGTATTAAATTCGCAAAAGGAAGAAACGAGGTTAGGGAATCGAACCCTACTCAGTGAGCAAGCTCACATATAGACACCAGTCGACCTCTATCGAGAGGTGTCTATCATCTTCATTTACTGAACAAAAGTCAATGCTCTCCTCAAATCGTCTGCCCCATTCTTTAACGCAACGTGATATGAGCAACGCCCCTCGTTTAAGGATAGTGTTGCATCCATTCGGTTGAACTCACAGCACAGAGCGACTAAGGGTATTTGATAAAACTATCGAACCCTAAGAAGATCAGAGTACCTTGTGGTGTAGCGTGGTGATAGCATATCTCTTTTCATCGCCCACTGAGGCTTTACACCCTGCCCGGCAAAATACAGCGTTCCCCTGCCATCTTTGGCGTTCAGATGATCCAGAACTTCCATCAACTTCTCACTACCCCGGCGAGGCGCATTATCATCAAACAGATTCAACTGGGCGATGCCCTGACTGAAGAAGTCCCCCAGCATTACCCCGGCTTTCTGATATCTGTGTCCGTCTTTCCATATTGCATCCAGACTCCTCGTCGCTGCTGCGATGATATCCCGGCTGTCCTGTGTCGGGGTAAGCAGCTTCACCGACGCGCTGTTACCGTAGTACGGTTCGTTCAACGCAAAGGGTGACGTTTTGACAAAAGTAGATATGAAGCGGCAATACTGATGCTCTCCACGTAACTTTTCTGCGGCGCGCGACGCGTAGCTGCAGATGGCCTGCCGCATAGCGTCATAATCCGTAATACGTTCCCCGAATGATCTGGAACAGACAATCTCCTGCTTTACGGGGGCAAATTCCTCCAGTTCAAGACAGGATTCGCCACGCAGTTCGCGCACCGTTCTCTCGAGGACAACATTGAAGTGCTTCCGGATAAAACGAATATCAGTATCAGCCAGATCCAGAACCGTCTTAATCCCCATTGTCTCCAGCTTTTTGCTAATACGGCGCCCTACTCCCCATACTTCATCAACCGGAAGTACAGCCATCAGTTTGCGCTGGCGATCCAGGTTAGATAAATCCACCACCCCCCCCGTTTGTCTCTGCCATTTTTTGGCAGCATGATTCGCCAGTTTCGCCAGAGTCTTTGTCTGGGCAATACCAACGCCAACCGCCAGCCCCGTATTTTGATAAACAGCATCTTTTAATTCCCGCCCAAAATCCGCCAGAACACGACAATTCCTTACACCAGCAAGATCACAGAACGCCTCGTCTATCGAATAAATTTCGCAGCGTGGCGACAACGCCTCGAGCGTGAACATTACCCTGCTGGACATATCCGCATACAGTTCATAATTGCTGCTGAAACAAACCACGCCATATCGACGGAATAAGTCCTTCTGCTTAAAATACGGATCCCCCATTTTCACACCAACCGTTTTGGCTTCAGCGTTACGGGCAATAACACAGCCATCGTTGTTTGAGAGAACCACAACCGGCCTTCCTTTCAGATCTGGCCGGAACGCAGTCTCACAACTGGCATAAAACGAGTTAACATCAACCAGAGCATACATGTTCAGCTTGCCGCTTTAACGATAAACGTCACAACGCCAAAGATATCCAACGTGTCTTCGCTGTTTATCATAATGGCCGCATACGCACTGTTTTCAGGAACAAGCATGACGCTCGGGTGCAACTGCAGACGTTTAACAGTGAACTCCCCATCTACAGCAGCGATAACGATATCTCCATGCGCAGCCTTTCTTGATCGATCGACCACCAACAAATCACCATTACTTATCCCCGCCCCATTCATGGAATCGCCCGACGATTTCACAAAATATGTTGCGCTGGGGTGTTTCACTAACAGTTCATTTAAATCAATACGCTTTTCAACGTAGTCCTGCGCCGGAGATGGGAAGCCACAGGGAACAAGATCGCTGAACAAGGGGAGCCCAACTATCTGGCGCAGCTCTACTGGTGAATAAAACATCATAATAAACTCACTCACATTGATACTGTTTATATATACAGTATATACTGACGTTATACACAGTAAAGAGGAGTTAAAGCATGTTCGTGGAACTCGTTTATGACAAAAGGAATTTTGATGGTCTGCCCGGTGCAAAAGATATCATTCTGGGCGAATTGACTAAGAGGGTTCACCGGATCTTCCCCGATGCTGATGTTCGGGTTAAACCGATGATGACACTGCCGGCTATCAACACTGACGCCAGCAAGCATGAGAAAGAACAGATAAGCCGTACTGTTCAGGAAATGTTTGAAGAGGCTGATATGTGGCTGGTTTCAGATTAAACGCCTTGAACCGTCATATTGCTTAAGTACAATCCGCCGTGACTGGCAATCATTCAATACTCGCAATATGGGACGTTCTCCAGTCGGCCGCAATCATACTCTTGCATACGGCATGGTTGCGGCAGCTGTCATTTTTACGACTGAGTATCCTGCTGATTTTGCTGGCGCTCGCGTTCAGCTTTTTCCATTGCCTCCCGCGCTTCCTCTTGCCTCTGATTCCATAGGCTATCAGAAGGCATCTCCACACGAACTGAAACATACTGATCTGCCGGGATATCAATTGGATTTCCATTTTTAATGGTTTCGGTGAAACCGCCGGCCTCATCTTTTACACCAATCAGATTGCGGGCAAACTCCGGTGCATCGGGATAGGTTCGATGGAAAGTTTTCACCAGAACAGAGCCATCTGGATTTATCTTGTAATCCAGCCATATCAAAGGCTGTCTGTTTCGGTCTTTAGGTATATCAAAACCCCCATCTGTGCCGCCCCATGCAGGGTCAGAGTTAAGACCAAGACACCCCTCAATAAGATACTCGCCTACGCCGATGCGGGATACTTCGCAGCCCGCAGACTCCATGTTATTTTCGCCAGTCCCATCCCCAAATATCTTCACTACTGGTGAAGCTGCCTTGATTGTCCCGTCCGAAGCCGTTGTTGTATTTAGTGCGGTCCATATTTTGTTCCAGTTTCCGTACCAGTAATTACTCGGAGAGTTGGCGTTCGCGGCGCGAAACCCCTGAAAGTAGTTACTGAAGGATAGCTGGAAACACGCATCCCTCGCAGAGTTATCAGGCCACCCACGGCAGGTAATCACTCCTACAAGAGCATTAGTTAAACCCGAGCCAGGCATATTACTGCCAATATCAACCCCACCAACAATTCCCACTGGAGTTTTATTCATTAAGGCATGAGAAGCAATTCCTCTTAAATCATAAACATTCTGCAAGGCAATTCGTAGCGGGGCATTTACAAAGCTGTAATTTGCTGAATCATAGTTCTCCGTTGCGCAACTCCCTAAACCAAGGTTTACCCTGGCTACAGTCTTATCCGTAACATCCCCTAAGTTCGTGCCTTTTTCCATTTTCCCGGAGAGAGACGATGCTATTCCATTCCATGCTGGTCCTGTCCAGGTTGAACCATCAGGCAGTTTGACTGTGACATTCCCTGTGCCGCTGAAAATACTTTGCCAGTTCTGCTTGTCATAGTTCAGCCCGCGCAGGGCTTCCGCACTCTGAGCTACCAGTGCGGCAGTAACCATGTTCAGCGCCACGCGCGGAACGGCTGACCATGCCGAACCAGACTGCGTTGGCCCGGTGAAATTACTCACCAGCGTCAGTGATGTGTTGCTGTTGATAGTCTTAACCGGGAGAGTGTATGGAATACCACCGACCGTAACGACAATAAAATCACCTGCCGCCAGCTCTGTAGTGAATGCGGTTCCGCTGCCAGCTACAGCAGCAGAGTTATTCGTCAGGGTTAAGGTTCCTGCTGACATACGTTTTCCTCAATACATGTTCGGAAGTATAAGAATGGGCATGGTGATATTCCTGTTCCTGGTCATATCCCAGCCGTTACTGAAGTAATTTCCAAAAACCCTGTTATATGCAGACCGGACGCTACCGCCAGACATCACAACACCTTTTATGCGAAGGTTCCCGTACCCCCCATTCATACGTATCTGTGCGCCCGTATAAACTATCTGACAGAACCCACCACCAATGCTCTGAAAGTTATCCGTAATCTGGATTTGTCGGTCATATACAAAAGGACGTTTCTGTGTGGAGAACGTCACCTGGCCTGCGGCGTTGGTCATCGTGATACCATCACCGCCGACGGGTGCAGTCTGATTGAATATCACAAGGTCTATCGTCGCAGTTCCAGCTACGTCGTCCCGCCCTGTGTAGGAAATATCGCGAACGATGATATTGGCGCCATCAAACCCCACAGACACATTCGGGTTATCCCATTTACCGAAAGGAATGCCGCTCACCGGAAGCGCAGCACTACCGTTAACCGTAATGCGTCCGGAATAAGCGCAGGTCATCAGCGCAGCCTGATTGGATATGGCGGTAAAGTCAGTCGAGTTTGAAACCAGTAATCCTTCGTTATATGTCGCCGCAGGAAGCAGCTCCATAACGTAACCTGACCAGTCCGGGACAAGGCTCATTCCACGAATTGTCTCTGCACCAATAATCACCCCGGAATTACCATTCCTGGTAACGCCCGTCATAATGGCTATATCAAAATCAGCAAAGGAATAGATGTAAATGGGGTTAGTTGGCACCACGATAGCCTGTGAGCCGGGAACGAGCGGTGTATTGACCGGGTACTGCATGAATTCGGATGACCAGCCCGAGAACGATGTGCAAAAACTGGGGGCCCGAAGCCCCGCCGTAATTGCCATAACCGGACGGCCATCGTTGTAATCAATCAGAATACCTTCTGGCATTATGACCACCTCCCGACGACAACCCGCCCACCGCCAGATAAATTGACAGTTATTCCATTCCCGTTGATGACGACAGTGTTATTGGTGCCATTAAATGCAAACTGGCCACTGTCAGCGTAAAGTTTGCCATGTAGTTCAGCATTTCCATTTTTATCAATGCGCCAACCAGTTGAACCCGCAACGAAGTTATTCGACTGGATTAAATTACCAATTTTGGCATTGGTAATGCTGCCATCCTGAATAAACGCATCGCTGATAAACACCTGCCCATTAACAACAGCAAACGGAGAATATTGTGTATTGCTACTGCCACTCATCAGGACAAACTGATTGGCATTAAAACCGACACGAGTGACTACCGGCTTACCCGCTTCCGCCAGCACCGCAATCGACATCCCGGCGTTATACATCACACCGTTTATTCGAACTCCGGTTTTAAGGGTGTAAATTGCAGATGCCCCGGTCGCATCAACCACGGCGGTTAGCTTATCTTCCAGCGCGGCAGTCACATCATTGAACTGCGCCTGCACCTGCGTGGACATTTCAGCCATGGCTTTATCTACCTGCGCAATGGTCGTTTTAACTACCAGAATGTCTGCGCGAACCTCCCCAAACTGCTGAAACTGATGCTCAACGGTTCCGTGGTTGGCCAGCGCGTTCTGCAGGATCCCTTCAAGGTTGGTATCAATGTCGCCTGTCAGGCGGTCACCATCGGCAGACGTCAGGAAGTCATCAGCAATATCGCCCAGGTAGTCGTCAGCATTCGCGTTGGATTGGCCACGAATCCAGTCGGTCCAGCCTGATTCATTACCCGTTCTGTCTACCAGTTGCGCGCGGTACCAGAACTCCTGCCCCGCCTTCAGTCCCAGTTGGGTGTATTCGGCAGACGGATAAGGCACATCCGACAGCAACAGAGGATTCGAGAAATCACTGTTCGCGGTGTACTGAATTTCCGTTTTCAGCGTGTCCCCGGTGTTAGCCGGGAATCCCCAGTTCAGACGAATGCCCCAGTTAATCGGTGTTGTCGCAAATCCAACGGGTTTCGGCGGATTTCCCACCTTGCCCGTCAGCGTTTTCTCTTCGGAGTAGCCCCAGCCAGAGGATATTTCAGAGGCATTAATAGCGCGCACACGCACGAGGTAGCGCCCGGCATAATTACCCGGTACATCAAATGACGTGGTGGAGCTGCGCGGCACGTTTACCCAGTTCCCGTCGTTGCGGCGCCACTGTGCCTCATAGGCGATAGCGTTCTGCGCCTGGTCCCAGCTCACCCGCATGGTTTCGACGCTGATATTCTGCTGAACCACTGAAAACGAACTGATCACGATGTTGGCTGGCGGCGACTGGTTACCCGGCGGGATCACACTCACCGGCCGCTGGTCAATGATGGCTCCGGTATCAATACGGGCATATTTATCCGGATCGTGCCATGCCCCGGTAATAGAGAAAGTGCCATCATCATTATCGGAGACGCTGACAACACGATACTGCTGCGCGTAAAGCTCGTCCGACTCAACCACCCAAACAGCTTCGGCCTGTGGCGTCTCACTATATGCCGTGGTGACTGTGACAAATTCCGCGTTAACCGCCTGAATAGTCCTGCTCTGTGACGCTCCGGAGGGAAGGTTGAGAATCAGGCGATCACCTGCTGCTGCATCAGCAACGCGGTCAAGTTTTATCACACGACCGTTAACGGCACCGATGCGGCCGCCCATAACTTTGCCGGACAGAAGCTCGTCTGACACTGCGATGATGTATCCCGGCTGCGGTATGTTTCCGTCCAGCCCGACATCAAATGAAACAACGCGATCCTTGTTGTTGGTGAGAATACCCCAGCGCCCCTTTCGGTTCGCTTCTGATTGCCGGGTGCAGCCGATGGCTGTCATTTCCAGCTGATTAAATCCGTATCGGGCCACCAGAGGCTGCTCAAACACCGGCTCCATCGCATCCGCATAGGCGTTACCCGGATCAGACCAGGAAACCAGCGCCGTGGTATACCGCGTTTTTGTTGTGCTGCTGGAATAGGTAAAGCGTCCGTCGATAACGTTCGCGCGGGTGTAAGCGTAATCCACATCTCTCGGCATATCGGCAAGCGCAACAATCTGATCACCGCCCCAGTACGTCATACCCCGGAATATAGCCGCAAAGTCACGCAGCACAGTGTAAGCGTCATTCCTGTCCTGAACATAGACGTTACAGGTATAGCGTGGCTCTGTCCCGCTTCCACCCTTTCCATCCGGTACCAGCTGATCGCAATACTGCGATACCTGGTACAACGTCCATTTATCGATGTTGGCTGCACTCAGGCGATTACCCAGACCAAAGCGATCGGTAATTACCAGATCGTAAAATATCCACGCCGGGTTATCAGTCCAGGCCCACTTAAACGCGCCCTGCCATGTACCACTATAAGTCCGCGTATCGGTGTCATAGTTATCAGGCACGCGGATCACCCGGCCACGTGGTTCACAGGATATCTGTGGAATCGAACCGTTGAACTGACTTGAGTCGAATTCGATGTACAGCAGCGCGGTGTTCGGATAGCGCAGCTTGGCATCAATCACTTCCGTGAAGCTTTGCAGCGTCATCGTGTCGCCGATCTTGGCGCTGTTTGCATCAGTGGTGATCTTACGCAGTCGGATTGTCCAGGTGCTGCCAGCCTGCGGTAAATCAATACGGTGGCTGCGCTCATAACCAGACGTCGTTTTGCCGGTTACGCTGGTATTAAGAACGGTTTGCCAAGTTCCGCCATCAGTCTGTAGGTCTATCGCATAATTGACGGAATACCCTACCAGATCACCGTTGTCCTCCTGCTTAAACAGTGAAGGCCATTTCAGTCGCAGACGAACGGCTGATAGTTGGGTGTTGGTGAAGGTACGCGTCCAGGCTGTAGCGCTTGATACTTCAGTTCCAACATTGATTTCGTTTTCGGTACCGGGAATGCCCTGAATGTAATTTTGTGCCTGCGTTCCCGCGCGAAACTCCCACGTCACGCCGCTAAAATTTTGGGAGCCGTCGGGGTTTTCCAACGCCGTGCCGTCCAGGTAGATATTTTTTCCGGTTAATTGACCTGCAAATTCCCCTTCCCCAAGCGCAACGAGGATTTTGGCCTTCGCTACAGATTGCAGATCATCAGGCTGTTCGGTAGGGGTTCTTGAACTGGAACTGCCGCCCTTGCGGCCTTTAATCGGGGTTGCTGTAGCCATATTGCGCCCATAAAAAAACCGCCCGTAGGCGGTATATATGAAGGTGGATATTTAATAAAATTCCACGCTTGTATGTGCTGTAATTACTGTCGGTTTAGGTAGCGGATTCCCTGCATTCTGTATTATCAGATTACATAACTCTGGAACAAGTTTCGCGTTGTATTTACAAGTTGTTGTAGCAGTATATCCTTGTGCATAGCTACTTTCGTTTATAATCTTGTAGTCAAGAGGTTTAGTATTTTTATCTAAATAAGTAACTTCATTACTGGACAAAACTTTACCTGAACCATAAAACTCAGAGCGCATTAAATTATCATTATCATCATAAAAATGCGTTGCTATTTTTTGATCTAAATAATAAGTATCTTTAATCATTCCACTTGTTGTGAGGGAGAATGTATTTCTCTCACCATTATCATTCTGAGAAAGAATATTACAATCTTCCGTTAGACCAACAAAGTACGGGTTTTCACCTCTCTTGCCTACAAGATTTACCCCATCATTTTTAATTTCTGTTTTAAAGCCATTTGAAATATCATCCAAGCTCAGGCTTTCAATACAACCTTTTTTATTAAGCTTTAATAATACTTTATAAGTAACCTTGCCATTACTCTCCACTATAGTACTAAGTGATTTCACTGGTCCTTTAACAGGATTAAAATCGAACATAGTTGATAGATTATATAATACAGGGATATAACCATTTTCGGCGTGACTCATCCCAGAAATCAAAACTGTACTGAGTAACAAAACATATAATTTCTTCATATACCCTATCACCTTGATATTAGGCTTATTGCCTATAGCGTAATTACAACATGGTTATTGCTGATCATCAACGTAAATACCTGCCGATATGATAGCGCCACCAATACGTCGCTGACCGTATAAAAGAGGAACTGGATACCCCTGCGCGGCTGTATTAGTTACGCCTCCGAACGCATACGAAGCCCGGTTATCTGCACTTTGCTTGCTGGCTATGCCGGATGGTTGCGGTGAGAGCATTTGTATAACACCGCCAAGCGCCATTGCCGCACCAATTTTCATTGCAGCTGGCCCCCATGCGGCACCACCCCATGCCTGGCCTATTGTTGCCCCCAACGCACCAATTACCACCAGCATGCCCCCTAAGATTGTTTGAAGTAAACCTGCTTTTTTACTCCCAATCACGATAGGAACGATTCGTATCACTTCACCTGTAACGGGAAAACCTAAATCATCTTTCCCAAGATTTTTTTTACCTTTAAATACAGCATACGTAAGCCCTCGCATTTTGCTGGTATTTAAATACTGTTCAAATCCATTTATTGTTTTTGATAAGGCGTTAGTGGCTTCGGCCGTTGTTCTTATTAATCTGTTATGAGAGCGGCCAAATGATTTACCTAAAACCCCACCAAGTTCAATTCTGGTCATTATTTCTTGCATGTTAACTCCAATAAAAAAGCCACATAAAGTGGCTTTGAAGATTAGAATCGACTTAAATACAGGAGCGCGCAGCTTTACCCCATGGATCACCAATACCTTTACTTGCGGCATAGACTTTCACATCAGCTCCACCCTTTGGGTTCCCCTCTATTATAGCCATCGATAAAACACCAAATAAATCATCAGATGCTGATATTCTATAGCCAGCTTCGGTTTCTATACTTGTTGCCTGTGGATGTAGTTCCTGCCATTTAGGCGATAAGCACTTATTAATTTGTGAAGCACTCTTTAATGAATGCCCTGAATAAATTGGAGATTCTTCCTGCAAGGAAGATGCACTACAACCAAATAAACCCAATAAAGAAATAAATAATATGGCTCTTTTCATGTCCCTATCCCCTTTTTGATATTGTAAAAGGTTAACACAGAGCCTCATGCCGTAGAACCTTCATTGTTCGTTCCTGCCAGTAGCCACCATAAGGAACACGCTGGCTAAGATGCCCGTAAAGGTGATGCAGTAGCATGTTACCTTCTAACAGGATGCCGGCATGGTTCCACTTGTTGGACTGGACCTGCATGATAACCATATCACCTGGCTGCGGTGCCCCGCTGAATTCACGGAAGCCGCATTCAAACCAGCAATCGTGGTAGAAATTTTCGGGGTAACTGTCTTCCCACCAAGGATAATCGATGCGGTAATCCTTCAGTTCAATACCATGCGTCTGCCTGAAGTAACTCATCACCAGCCCCCAGCAATCGAAGTGACCGAGCACAAATGGGCGCTCCAGTAGCGGCAGCTCTCCCCGCGGCTGGATGGTACGCAGATCCCCCTCCGGCCAGCTCACGATGTGCCAGGGTAAGAGCGTTGCATCGCATTGCGCTTTATCCAGTTCACTCGGCTGTGTTGTGGCGTCAGGATGACTGTGGACGATAGCTATTACCGTTCCCCAGTCTTCAGCAGCGGCGTAATCCTCCGGTGACAGGTGAAAATGCTCTGTCGGATCGGTTGCCAGATTACGGCAGGGAATGTACCGCTGCACCCTGCTTTTTTGCACCACCACACCGCAGCACTCCCGCGGATATTCAGCAGCAGCATGCGCCATAATGGCGTCGATAATTTTCTGACGCATATCAGCTCCTGATCAGGGATGTGCCAGGGAAACCACCAAACGGCAACTCGTTCCCCTCGCCATGTCTCAACTTGCACGCAGTGAGCGTACCGGGGCATTCATCGAGCGACGGATCGTGAACCGGGTTGTTGTGCTTGTCGAAATAGTGCGTCCCGGCATAGTCGCATCCATCACCGGAGCGGTATTTGTTACGGATGCACCAGGTACAAAGCGAATGTAGCTGGCGTGTCGGGATCATCAGCCCCTGCAAATCCATCGGGTTGGACAACGTAAACGCCACCACTTCGTTGGTTTCAGTGCTCTTGGCGTCTATGTAAAACACCTTCAGCTTTTCCTGCTGAGGATCCGCCGACGGGTTGCCCTCAGGATAGTTTTTCGCATCCAGATACTGCGCCAGCGTGTCATGAATGGTGACTTTCGCCTGTAGCAGGTCATCATAAGCAAGACACAGCGCCGTAATGGAACTATCCAGGTTTGCGACCGAGAGCGTTGGCTGTACGCTGGTCCCGTCGGTCGCCGTCTCAATACCCTCTATCTGGCAGGGCCAGGCTTTATATTCCTGTCCCTGCCACCAGATCGATTTCGCCGGTAGCTTATTTTCATCTCCACCAGCAGCGGCGATCTCATCGGCAGTGTGGGCAATATTGTGGGCGTGGAAGCGGAGAACGTCGGAAACACCAAATGCGGTGCCATCGACATCAAAAAGCCGAATAACATTGCCCGGCTCAAGTTTCTGATAATCACTGTTTAAGCTCATGGTGCAAACGCCTGTTCAAAGGTGGCTGATACGGTTTCCACCGTTTTACTTTTGGTGACGCGCTGCAGGCTGTCGGCCTCAACGCGCCACAGCGCAAGATCACCGCCTGGCGGGGTAAACGAAAATGATTTCGTCTTATGGCGCCGCAGGAAAGCATAGATATCCTTGACGGTTCCCGGTTCGCCGGTAAATGAAAACTCATAGCTGAGCGTTTCATCATTCAGCCCGGCACCTGACACCTGCTTATAGCCATCACCAAACTGTGCCGTGCGGACGGTATCCTTACTTTTCAGGGTCGGCTGGCTGGATGCTTTAATCCGCCACGCAAAATGCTCAATCGCCATTGCTTACCTCTGTTTTGTTGCATTCCAGATGATGCCGCCGGGCCGCACCTCTCTGGTGATACCTTCCCTGATGGAACTGTTGATCACCTGCTGATAGGCTTTCCCCAGCGCATCGCCGCTTCCTTTCTGTTGACCGGAATCCCCCTGGCCTGTTGTAACCGAAACCGGCGCATACACGCTGACGCCGAAAGGAGAAGCAACGCCACCACCACTCCCCCCGACCAGACCGCCAGTCGCATAACCACGCATCATGCGATAAAGGTTGCCGACACCGATTCGGTTAGTGGCCTCCTGCGTAAAGACAAACTCTCCACGATGCACCACACCTGCAGGCTCATACTTGCCGCCGGAGCCGGTATAACCACCGCCAGCAAAACCCAGCGCTGACGTGGCGGAACTGACCAGGCCAGCCATGGCCTGCTTCATCAGGATCTGCGTCAGCATCGACAATGTGGAACGGGTGAAATCAGCCCAGTTTGCTTTCCCTGTCGTCAGCATATCGGCCATATTCTGGCTGATACCATCGAATGTGGCTGAAGCAGCGGACTTCATCGAACCATAGGCATCAGCCGCTGAATCGGCATAGTCAGCCCACGCTGATTTTGCCCCGGCCTGCCAGTTACCACGGAGCTCGTCCTGTGCGGCATAGTATTCCTTCAGCGCCGCCAGCTCGTTCTGATAGCCCTGATCGGTATCCGTACCGCCGGCATTCATCCAGCCCTGCCGTAGCTGGGCCTCTTCGTTTTGCCGCTGCGCGCCGCGACTGCTCATGCTGCCCCCGGCCACCAGCGCTCGGGTTTTCTCCCCAATCTGGGTAACGTACTTCTGCGAGCTGTCCTGCAGGCGGTTTAACCGCTCCTGGGCAACAATCTGATCGCCCAGTCGGGCATTCACTTCGGCCCGCGCCAGTACCTCGTCTTTGTTCGCCAGCACCGATTTTTCATCGGCGGTCAGCGCGCGCTTTTTGGCGGCCTCTTCCAGCACCGAAAAGCGGGATTGTTGTTTCCACAATTCCTGCCGCTGCTGGCTGATGGTATCTGTGATGCTCTTATGCTCCTGCAGAGTGCGTAACTGCGCCTCCAGCTCCAGCGTCTGCGCGCTGGCAGTATCGACACTTTTTACACCTGCAGGTGTTTTTACCGCTGAAGGGGCTTTGGGTTTCTTCAGCGAGTCGTCGTATTCTTTTTTCGCAGCTTCCAGATTGATGTTGTAGTCAGCCTGGAGGATCCGACCGTCTTTCAGCGCCTTGTTCAGTTCATTCTGACGGGCCGTGTACTTCTCCAGCGCAGTCTGCGTCTTTGCATAATTCGACTGCGCCTGCGCGGCATACTTCTGGCGGTCAGATTCAATCACAGCCTCGCGCGCGGCGTTATCCTCCGTTGCCTTTGCCACACTGGCCTGCTGTTGCGCCATTTCCAGTGCAAGGCGTGCAGATTCCCGATCGTTCCAGTAGCTGGCGCGCGCATCATCATTGACATAACCATCACCTTTACGCAGATTCCAGATTTCATCCGCCCGCTTAAAGGCCGCTTCCGCTTTGGCAACCATCTCCTGCGTGGTGTCAGGCCGCCCAATATCGAGCGCCGCATCCCACATCGATTTAAAGGCACGCTTCAGGCTGTCGGCAGCAGCTTCAATCGACCCCATATTGTCGCGCAGGCTCTTTGTCTGCTCGCGAAAACCGTTCGTCGCCGCATCATTAGCTGCCTGTAGAGCCCCGGCCTCATCACCGGCACGCTGCAGCTGCGCCACATAAGCAATCTGTTCCGCTGTAACGTTGTGAAACTGCTGCGCCATGGCAATCAGACCAGAGGTCGGATCGTTCGTCAGTTTGCCGAATGCCGCTGCCACCTTATCGACCGGCACACCCGACGCATCGGTGAATTTCGCTACCGCCTGGCTCATCTCATCGAACCGGGCACCGGCACGCACTCCGGCGTTAACCAGCTCCGTCAGCGCACTGCTGGTCTGGTTAAACGTGAGTCCCGCCTGCTCGCCAGATTTCGCCAGCACCAGCATGCGGTTTGAGGTCAGCCCGGCAGTATTACCGGACAGAACCAGCGTTTTATTGAAATCAGACAGCGTGGACGAGCCCTGATACCAGGCGTAAACCACCGCGCCAGTGGCGGCAGCCAGCGCGCCAACCCCCACCATCACTGGCGATATAGTGCCCAGCAGCGCCCGAAAGGTCGGCATAATACCGCCGAAGGAGTCTTTCACCTGACCGCCCTGCTGCAGCAGGATAAGCCAGGGACTCTGCCCACCGGCCAGCTGGGTGGCGATATCCGTAAACTGCGCAGGCAGCATACGCATCGCCGCGTTGTACTGGCCGACAGAAATACCGGCCTTCTTCGCGGCGCTCTCCTGGCGGGTAAATGACTGCTGCACCTTCAGCGCCGAGTCATTCGCTGCGTCCCCCGTCTGCTTAAACTGCTTTTTTACGTATTCCATCTGCTCGTTGAACTTTGACGAATTAACGTCAAGGTTAACGACCAGGTCACCCACTGCCGTCTGGGCCATAGCGAACACCTCCTGAAATGCCCTCGGCCTTTGCCATCAGCACAGCGTCACCGGGTTCATCGTCGGCAATATCCTCCGCAGAAGGTGAAATCAGGCTGAAGCTGGCAGGGGTTGATGTGGTTTTGGGGTCAAGCGCGGTAATGACGATATGCATCAGCGAGGAAAAATGTGCATCCAGTTGCACATCATTAAAAAAATTGTCCTGGTAGAACGTTCGCCAGTCGGCATATTCCGTTGACGACATACCAGCAAGCATGGCGCGCCAGTCCGGGCGGCGAAATTCACGCGCCAGTTTCAGGACGAATGTCAGCTCACTGGCGAGGACTTTTCCAGACTGACTGGCTCAGTCATAGCGACATTCTCTGGATCATTCGTTTCCTGCAGAGGCACCATGCCGGACAGCAGCTTCACGCTGTACTCTGCAGCGGAAACAATCTCCAGCGGCCAGGTCATCAGCACTTCATTCTGGATCTGCTCAACGTCTTCTTTCGGCGTTTTGTGCGTCCCTTTCAGAGCGTGTCCATGCCATAAAGACATGGCCACCAGCAGTGCGCCGGATTTAATCGTCATATCCATCGCCGCCTGCATGTCGGCATCGGTGATACTTTCCAGAGCCTTCAGGTGCTCAAGATGCTCAATACGCTGCAGTGCCGACAGCTCGTAGAGCGTGACTGTATTACCGTTACGTTCGAACGGTTCACTTTTTAAAAACATGGGTTACTCCAGAAAGCGGGGCCACTGCCCCGGTAGTCAGGAAACGGTGACTTTACAGGTCGCGACAAAAAGCCCGTCGTTGGTCATCACGATAATGTCAGCGGTTCCGGCGGCAATGCCGGTTACCGTCAGCACCGTACCGGCGACAGTCACCGTGGCTTTACCTGCATCCGTGGTGGTGGCCCGGAAAGATTGATCACTCGCGCTGGCTGGCGCCACGGTGACATTCAGCGTGGTGGTGGCAGCAACCGCAACGGTGGTGGTCGATTTATCCAGGCTGACGCCGGTCACCGCAATAACAGCGACGGAGCTTTCTTCTGCCAGACCAGGCTTGCCGTTGTTGCTGATTTTGACAGAGCGCGTAATGGTATCTTTCGCCGTTACCGTTTTCCCAAGGCTACTTACCCAGCCACGGAACACATCGATGGCGCCATTCGGGTATTTAATTTTGTACGCCAGCACGGTACCGTCATCAAACCAGCGAACCAGATCCTGCTGCCCGCTCTCGGCAGGTTTCCAGGCCAGCGTAAAACTGGCCTCACCCGCCGATTTCTGCCCCTGCGCGGTAGCAGTCCAGTCGGCATCATCGTCATCCAGATAGGTATCATCGTTTGATTCGGCAGTCAGTTCACCGGGCTGCAGATCTTTAATCTTTGCCAGGCGCGTCCAGTCAACATCCGATAATGGGTTAGCGAACGGGTTGCCCGATCCGGAATAAATCCAGAGCGTGGTGGTGGCACCCTTTACCGGCGCCAGTGGGTTTGGTGTAGTCATTGCGTCCTCACATTTCGTAAGTAATGGAATATTTCAGATCAGCCGAACTCCACAGCCCAAGATCATCATCGCGCTGGTAGTCATACCCTTGCTGCACCATGTTATTGATCAGCAGGGAAAGACCTGGCACATTGCCAAGCACCGGATAAATACGTGACTCCATCCAGTCATCGAGCTCGGAATCTGGTACCTGCGCTGGTAAAAAGATTTCGATATGCAGCGTGGCCTGCCAGATATCAGCATCCAGTTCTTCGCCGGTATACCCGGCATCCGTCAGGAAGACAGCGACCGCCGGGAAATCCCCCTCCTCCAGTACCGCTGGACGTCCGTCAAAATAGAGCGCGCCTTTACCAATATGGCTCTCCAGTGCATCAATAATGGCCTTTCTAATATCAGTGTGTTTCATCGTTTCAGAATCAGCCTGAGTTGGTTTTTAAGGGATGCCCGAAGTTCTTTAGGCATATCCGATTCCATGAGTTTCGGCAGCTCATCTTTAAATGCGGTCGTTAGTGGCGCTGCCAGTGGAATGCTGACCACTTCGATCGGATAGCGGGGTCTGGATGTCCTTCGCATCACATGCCAGCGGCCATTTTCCAGTTGTTGAATAAAGGCCCCGGGAAAACGAAAAGGGCCAATACGCAGCACACTATTGGCCCCTTTTTTGTCCCGTTTTCTGCGGGATAACCGTACACTGGCGGTACCGAGCTTTATCGCGGGCAGGTTGCCCCGGTTCACGCGGATCATTGCCATCGGCTTTTTCGCCGTGGCGCGTTTTATCCTCGCGCGTTGTTTTACCAGCTTGCGTGGCACCTGCGTATCTTTCGAGACAACGGCAACGCTTCGGCTGACAGCCCGGGTGGCGACACGGTTAACAGCCTGCGCCGAGGCCCGCGGAACCGCCGTATTGCTGATGCTGTTCAGGTTTGCTATAGCCTGTTCAAGCCCTTTTAAAGACATAGTTTCCCCTTAACGGCGCCGGGTCGCTGCGGGAGGAGAACCAGTACCAAGCCAGACATGGCAGGAGCCGCAGTCATCAGGACCAATACGATCAACCCAGAAAGGCTTTCCGTTAATATCCAGCGTGTCCAGCCGCGCCAGTTGCCCAATCGTTGCTGATTTCACAAACAACGACGGGCTGGTCCCCTCGACACGGATGCCGGGTGTGGCGTAACCGATATTTTCCGGATCATCGAAAACACCACTCAACGTGACGCCAGAAATCGCGCCGGACGTTACCGTTGCAGAAGTCCCCATAACCTGCCGGATAGTGTCATCGGCCTGTGTTATTGCAGCATCAAAAAGGTTATCGAAATCAGCCACACAGCCCCCTGCTAGTGCTCGCGGACCAGTCCGAGTGCAACCAGGCTGTCCGCATCCGCTTCTGTCACGCGGATCACGGCCCCCGCCTCCACAATAGATACCAGTTCATCGCGGGTCGCGTGCAGCGCCTCAATGTGCAGCGTGGCCAGCGTTTCGACGGTCATCAGCGCGTCATCTGTTCTACCGCTTAACACAGTATCCACTGGCGGCACGGGTTCTACGGCGCCGGTGGATGTACTACCATCACTCACGCCACCATTTTCAACACTATCAGTATCCGTGCCGTCACCCAGTTCTTCCTCCAGCTCCGCAATGCGCATAGAGAGCTCCTGAATGGTGCCACTGGTATTCACTTCCCGACCAAGCTGCGCGCCAAGCTCATTAAGCCGCGCAATCAACTTTTCTTTTTCAGTCATAAAAACAACTCCGGAACAGGGCCCCGCAGGGCCACAGAATGGACATCAGGCGAGTTTGACAGACACGAACGCATCCGGGTCAGCCAGCAGCATCAGTGGTGCAGACTGAATCATGGTGAACTCACGCGCCGGATCGCCTGTCTGTACCCAGTTTTTCGGATAGCGCGCAGAGGCGTTAATGCCTTCACGCTGGGCATCAACATCCTGAATGCAGCCGTATGTGCGCAAGCCGCGTGCCTGGGTATTACCCAGCACCATGCTCAAATCCGGCAGGTAGTTCTTTTTAGTGTCGTCTTCAATGTATTGTCCGGAGTAAACGACAATGGCCACATCGCCATACATTCCCTTATAGGAGACCGCTTCACCCAGATCCTTCAGCGCCGTTTCCAGTTCAGAGTTAGAACCGCGACGGGTGTCGAGCTTCTCTTTTACCGCTTTGAATGAACGGAACAACGCCCAGCCCTTCGGATCAAAGACGATAATATTGACCACACCGCTGGCGTTCAGCGCATAGGTTTCAATATCGTCAGTGGGGTCATAAGTTTCTTTGTCTCGCGTGCTCCAGGCTGCTGCACCTGCCTGGATGATGTTGTTTCCGGCACTGCGTCCCATATCCACTTCAACCGGTTCAAACGCTTCGCCGGTCATGGTGTATTTACCGTTGAGGACAGCAGCCACCGCCTGCTTCTCCTCCACCTGGGCAATCGCCAGCTCTTCATCCTTCATGTTCTGCAGGATAATGCGACGGCGGCGGTAGGCTGGATCAGCCAGATTTTGCGGGTCTTCATCCGGCAGGCGGCGCAGCGTTATCTGCGGGTTTACCTCGTGCTTTGGCTTGACGTAACCCGGCGTGAACTCTGACGTTGCGCCGCCACGGGAGCGGATAACCTTGCCGGAAATAACAGGCGAGACGTACAGCGCCATGTTGACCATGCCTGGGATTTGCGACAGATACACCTTCTCAGTGCTGAAGGGGTAGCTTTCACGGAAGAAGATACGCAGGAAAAGCGGATCGAATTTGAATTTCTTCTCATTGACCGCCAGCAGTTGGGCAGTTGTGTAAATTGACATAGTTGTTTCCCGAAAAAAAAGCCGCGATGGCGGCTTCTGTGGATGATGGTTACTGTTAAGTCGGATGTCAGACAATGCTGATGGCTGTACCCGTGAACGCGTTGCGCTTGATGTGTTCATTCGTCACCGCATCCGGCCAGAGCACATCTTCAATACGGAAAGAGCCGGACTTATAGAATGTCAGCTCGGTGTTGCTCTGGTCGGCAGACACCGCCAGAACGCCACAGGCAGCCCCCGAATGCTGGCCATCCCAGACGGTCAGCTTGCCGGAAGTGGCATCCAGCATCAGGGGCGTCATCGCCGGTACTGCTTTAGTCAGTTCACCAGGTGCATAACCGGTATGCGCCGGATCAGTGTTCCCGAGGGGCTGGTTGTGCGTAAATAGTTCAGTGTTAGACATATTGACCTCTTAAACAGGCGTATTTAACAAATCGTCACCCGCTTCAGCAGAAGCGCTACCTGCCGTTACGGTGCCGGGTGCGGTTTCCATCAGACGATCCAGCGCGGTATCCGTGCGCGCCAGAGCACTCTGAGGTGCTGCGGCAAGGATGCGCTGAGCACTTTCCACGGTCATCCCCGGCGTTTCTGCCAGCGCGCGCGCCTGTGATTCACGCCCTTTCGCCTCTTCACAGTTCAGGATCCCCATAATGCGACCGTTTTCGGCTGTGACCGCCGCTGCCACCTGGCTGCTGATATCAACAGTTGCGCCAGCTGCAGGGTCAGTAACGACCACAGCAGGCGCGTCAACTGTGGTCACGGTCTGGTTAGCAGATGCTGCTGGTTGAGTGGTATCTGCGGATGCAGTAGTACCTTTCATGCTTCCTCCTCGGGAAATCATCGTTCGTTTATTAATTGCATCGCGCATAACGTTCAGCGCATCCATGTTGTTGACCAGCTGCTCCGCCAGGCCGTTGTCTACTGATTCCTGGCCTGAAAACACAGCCGCTTCAGTATCAAGAACGGCCTGAACCGACATGCCGGTATAACCCGCCACCTTTTCAGCGAACATCTGCCGGGTAGCGTCAATACGCGCCTGAAAATCTGCACGTACCTCTTTAGGTAATTTCTCGTAGGGGTTCCCATCCACCTTGTGATCGCCGCTGTAAATCAAGGTGACCTCAACACCGCTGGTTTTAAGGGCGGCGCTGTAATTGCTGTGGGCCATCATGACCCCGATGGATCCCGTTCTGGCCGTTTGCGTCACAAGCCGACGCGATGCCGCACTGGCAATCAGCTGGCCAGCGCTGCAGTTCATATCGTTGGCTAACGCCCAGATGGGTTTGATATCCCGCATGCGGGCGATGATGTCCGCACAGTCAAAGGCACCCGCCACCATTCCACCTGGCGTATCCATATCCAGAAGAATGCCGTTTACACCCGGATCGCTGATTGCCTGCTGGAGGCGGACGATGATGCCGTTGTATCCCGTCATCCCCGAATACGGCTGGAGTGAGCGGGTTTTACTGACCAGCGTCCCGGAAACAGGCAGCACTGCGATACCATCAGTGACCTGGTAGCTTCGCGCCGGCCTTGGCCCCATTTCCTCATCATCACCAAAGAGTGCCAGCGGTTCAGCCATCTGCTCTGCGCCAAGCGTAACGCCCGATACGGTGTCGGTCAGACGGGTGATACCTAACTGACCAGCGAGCGCGCAAAAGAAAACCCGCGCATAGGCGGGTTCAAGTAAAAGCGGCTCATTGAAAGCCATACTGGCAATGTGTGGGAGATTACGCAGCTCTGGCGTCATCGGTCCCCTCCTCATTCGGTTTTTTCAGTCCAGACTCAAAGGCCGAAGCCGCCCACGCTGGCGGTTTAAGTCCCGCAGCGCGGCGCTCCATCGTTTCGCGAACCTGCTGGGCAAAGATTTCCTGATAGTCTTCCCCGCGTTTAGCGCATTCCTTCTCATAGGTGCTCAGCCCCGCCTCAATGAGCATGACGGCCTCCTGCACCTCCTTCAGACCGTCAATGGCCATTCGCCCGGAGCCGATCCAGTCAGCATTTCCCCAGGCGCTTCTCGCCTCCTGAAAACTGAACCGGGCTTTAGACGGTAATGTCACCACCCGGCGAACAATGGCTTCTTCCAGCCAGCATAAAAACATCTGACAGGCTTGGCGGGAGGCAACAAATTTGCGGCGCCCCATAAAGTACGCCCAGGACTCGTTAGCACTGGCGCGGGCGGTGGAATAACTCATCTGCGAATAGTTGCGAGAGAGTTGCTCATACGACACACCCAGACCTGCAGCAATGTAGCGCAGCAGAGATTGTTCAAACGTCGAATAGCCGTTATCAGTATCCTGCGCTGACTGAAGATTCAGGGAGTCGCCCGGCATCAGGTGCGGCACCTTCGCGCCACCGAGACGAACCGGCGCCGCTGTATAGTACGAGGCCATCTCCCCCAGCCAGCCAGTCATCTTGCTTTGCTGCTCCTTACTGTCTGAGCCGAGAATAAAGTCCATCGCGGTTTGCGTATCCAGCTCACTTTCAATCGTGGCGGCATACATCGCCTTGACAATCGCACTCTGGAGCTGAGTATTCTGCAGTGTATCGAGCATTTTCATTTGCTCCATGACGCTGTAAAACACGTTGGCACCGCGTGTCTGCCCATCCTCCAGGGGTTCAAATACGTGGATAAAGGACGGCCGCCCGCCGGGCAGTTCACGCGGGATGTAGGTCCATTTCTGAGCCATCCACCCCGGATAGCCATCCTCGCTGACGTAATATCCCAGCGCGGCGCCACTGTCATTTGTTCTGACACCTGCCCGACAGTTTCGCGTGTCTCCTGCGTTATTGGGGTTGCTGATGCGTTTTGGGCTCACCATTTTGAACTGTGTGCGGAAAAGACGCGTGGAATCACTGTCCCAGGTGGCCTGTGCACATAACTCACCGTTAAACGCATGCATTGACACACCCTCACGGATCATCATGGTGAATGTACGCTTACGTTCCGCATCAATGCAGCAGCAATCGTCCTCCGCAAACTCTTTCCAGGCAGCCTCAACTTCACGGGAGAACGCGCGCGCCTCTTCCTCTCCAATGCCCAGAAAACGCCAGCTGGGCCGATAACTGAGCCGGAAAAATGCCCCGACAATGTGGTCCTGATGGAGCTGTACCGCGTTTGCCGCATAGCCGTTATTGCGGACCAGATCGTCAGCGCGCGCGTTACCACGGGAAAAATTAGGCAATAACGCAGCATCTGCGCTTTCACTCGGTGGATTCCAGGCGCGGAGCTGACCGCCAAAGCCACCAGCACCGCCATGATATCCGGCATAATCTCGCAGAGCGGTTTTACCGTCCGGTCCTAACAAAGCAGGTGTTTTCATGCGTAAAATCCTGCCGGTCCCCGGCGTCGTGGAGTGGTGCCAACCTGTGACTCAAGTTCGGCAATGTATTTCTTCAGGTCACTGACTGAAGTCGCAGTGAACTCAACCCGCCGGCCGTCTTTTTGCACCGTTGCTACCCGCTTTCCCATCATGAGGTCATGCAACGCAGCGCGGGCGGCATCCAGATCAGTCTGTGTCGCCATTATTCATCTCCAGATAATGCCCGGGCATAATCAGCCAGGGTTTTGTTATTGGCCCGTCTTCCCTCTTCCTCCAGCAGGCTCGCGAGCAGTGAATCAAGATTCAGTTGCCATCGCGAAATACTGATCCGCAGGGCCGCCAGCGCATAAACGAAGCAGTCCAGCGCCTCATTTCGTCGCTTTTTGCTGTCCCAGACGATTTTCTTACGCCCGTCCACCCATTTTTCAACCTGCTCCTCAGCAGTAAGCTGCTGTGCCTCAGCCAGATCGTAAATTTCGGGGTTATTGGGGAAATGCACGGCACCGGCAAGAGGATCACTCCCTTCCGGCTGAAGTGTGAAGCGGTTATAAATCTGCTCCTTTGCGGTATCAGTCCCCACTTCCGTCAGATAAACGCCGTTCTTGTTGCGTTTGCGCGGCATATTCGCCACAGGCTTGCCGTAAACGGAAGCCCCTTTAATTGGGATCACGCGAAACAGGCCATGCTTTTTTGAGCGATTGTAGACAATAGTGGGGTCAATACCGCCGATATCCCAGCAGATACGGGATACCGACATTTCCACGCCATTCTTTCGGGGATAGGTTTTGTTAATCGCCTCGTCCACCCTGACGAGGGTCGCTTCATCATCATGACGGCCCATAATGATTTGCCGGTCAATCAGCCAGCTTTCCTCACCGGGCCCCCATCCCCAGACGCGCATTTCATAACGATCCAACTGGGAGTCGATCCCCGCTGTCAGATAAGCAACACGCTCCGGTACGGATGCCCCGAAGAGCTCTTTGCGTTCGGCCATGAGCTCCGCGTCAGGCCGTTCACCAATTTTAGGCTCCCATGTTTCGCCCAGAGTGGTGTTCACGAAGGTTTTACGCTTTCCGGTATCCCCTTTCGTTTTTAGCCAGTCTTTGACGATCTGTACCCAGGTGGTAAACGGGCTGTATGCCGTCCAGATGTGAAACGTCACACTGTCTGGCGGGTCGATTTCGGTGCCTGTAGATGAAAACCAGGATAAACCGTCACGCGTCCAGATCCCTGTGGTGTCGCATATGTAGCGAGCTTCAGTGAAATCCAGCTCCTGCTGCTTAATGACACAGGCATTATGTTCACACAGGTAAAAAACACTGGAGGGTACGCCCGGTGTCCATTTGAGCCCGAACGGGGTCTCTTTGTCGCCGAACTTAAGGTACTGTTCTTCACCACAGTGCGGACAGGCAACATGAAAACGCATGAAATGCCCGGATTCGCTGGCAGCACGCTCAATCTGGCAGGTTCCCTTTGTTTTTGGCGTTGATCCTCGAATAGATTTGGGCCAGACAGAGCCCTCAATACGTTTGTCACCGAGAAACGTCGGGGAACCCTCTTTCTCAATATCCTCATCAAAAGCAGCGAGTTCGTCATAGCCGGCAACATCCACTGACTTTTCACGATAGTTTTTCGCCGCCTTACCACCCAGACACCAGAACCCGCGACCGTTGGAGAAACGTTTCATACTGAGCGTATTATCCCGGTGCTTTTTGCCATACCAGGGGGCCAGCGCCAGAAGTGACGGAATATCGCGGATCGTTGGTTCAACATGCGACTTCATGAAGTTTTCGGCGTCACCATCAGTGGGCAGCCAGATAAGTGAATTTCGCTGCTTGTGCTGAATAAAATACGCATAAACACCCAGCAACATTTTTGAATAGCCAACACGGGCAGACTTAACAACGTTGACCTCACGTATGTAATCGTTACCCATCGCATTCATGATCGCGTGCTGAAACGGCAACGTTTCCCAGCGCCCTTCCTGGTAGGCCGACTCTTTGGGGAGATAGTAATTATCGTCTGCCCATTCAACCGCCGTTTGCGGCTCAGGTCGGTACAGCGAAAGTAGCCCTGCGCGCGCAGAGTGCTGCAGCCCCTTAACCTGACTGTTCGATATATTCACTCAGCAACCCCGGTATTATTTCATCCAGCGCAGCTGCTTTGTTCATGGCCTTAATGATGTCCTTTTTCAGGAAATCAATATGTCGGTTTTCCAGCTCCGGGAAGCGCCGCTGAACCGACAGAGGAACTCCATCAAGAATGCTGGCTACTTCTCCGGCCATCCGCGACAGCACGAACGTGCAGAATGCGGTTTCCACCACCTCAGCGGAATCTTTTGCATTTTTTAGTTCCTGGGCGTCTGCCTGCGCCCGGGTGAGGCGGTGACGCTCATAGTCAATCGTACCTGGCTGGAGGTCGGATTCCGATGCAAGACGAAGGTCTTCCACCTCCTTCCGTAATTTCTCATTCTCAATCGCCGCGTCGCGTGCGGAATACCATTCGATAGCCGCGGAAGATTCATAGAGGACCTCATTACCTTTTCCGCCGCCACGTGCTACCGGCATTCCCTGATCCTGCCAGTTCTGAATGGTTCGCACGCTGACCCCAAATATTTCAGAAAGACGCTTTTTGTTGACCTCCATAGCTCACTCCATGCACAAAAACAGAGAAAGGAAACGCCTTCTGGCTATTTAGCCGTTTTTTAGGCTTATCATTTCCTTTCTTTTCAGGGGGTGTTTACAGTTAAAACAATGAATTAGCGAGAAGAAGAACGGAAATGGCAAATGCCTGAAAATTGTCATAAATAGCGAGAATCTGCGAGGTCGCCGCCCCGTAACAGCCCGAATTGCTGGAAAGGACCCAAATTTACTAACACACTGAATACAATGCCTATAGTTTTACATTTTTAGAAAAATATGATGTTAGCAACTCAAACGATCCTACAAACAAAATACGAAAATAACATTAGTGTCAAATTAATAATTAAGATTAAAAATAATAATGTAAATTTAAATAAAGAGGCATTCAACATGAAACAAAAAACAGTATTAAATAAAGAAAAGCTAGTTGATTTTAAAATCGATAGTAGCGACATAGATAACGCAATCACTATAAAAACAACAGCAAACACTGAAAGCGACTGGCTATTAAACCTTATAAATCTTACTAATGAGTGTTTTGTTTTAGCAAGTACAACAGGTTCTAACGGTCAATGGGGGAAGTGGTTTGTAATACCCAGGACTTGTAGAACCTGTAACACAAATCCACAAGACTGTTATGAAAACGAAAAATGGCAAACAATACTATCCACATCTTGTACATCACCAGCTTTTTCTATAAGAATAGCTACCCAACCAGATGAAAATGGAAATGCCAATGGAGCAGAATTTACTGACATAACACCAAACTGTAAATATGGTGGTGGTGTAATAACAATATACTAATCATTAATGTCATTTAAACATTCAAAATAAGGGGTTTTCAAAGCACTCCAAATAGCTGAGAACCCCCCTTTTAAATAAGAAACATTCTATTTCAGATTCATAAATAACATCACACTTGCATATAGAGCCAATTCTGATTTATAAACTCCCCCAGCTAAAAATTCGAATTGACGCTCACGTAACTTCCTCATATTCTCAGACAACTCTTCATTAGGATTTGCAGAAAGATAAATAGTACATCTAGCCTGTAAACAATTAAATGCAGTTATAATCAGCTTTCTATTAACATGATTAGGATCATCATTTAATGTCTTTGGTATCGTAATAAGGGTATTATTGTATTCGATGATTGCATCCATCAGCTTAAGTTTTTTATCTTCATTATATTGCAACTTCCACTGATTTAATGCGCGAAAAGCCACTACACCTGCAAATAATGTAACAAGCACACTCGCTAATCCTATCAGTGCAGAGAATTTACTCCAAAAAAGAGCATCCTGAGCCACTAACAAAGATTTGTACGATATATAGTCATAAACCATTACATACGGTCTCTATTTCATAATTTCAAAGAACAATCTTACATTAACTGACTAACAAAGGTGAAATAAATACCCGACATTTTTATACTCTAGGCAGATCAGCGGCAACCATTTCAAGATTCACGTGATTAATCTCCACCAGTTCGTCGGTGCTCAGTTTTAAAACGATATTTCCTTAATCTCGAATGGCGTTTTTTCAAACAATTCAATATTTGTACGAAATGACTTCCTACGAAACTCAGAGCCTGATTGAATGATGATAGCCTTTGAACCGAAAAAACTAGCCGTTTTCCGCACCGCTCCCACTCCGTGGCAAACCACCCTGCTCAAATAAACAATAATGATTTTTATTTTCAATAATAGATAACGAGCAACAAAAAACCGCCCTAAGGCGGTTAGTTAGTGAAAGGCAGGCCAAGTTAACGCGAATTACTGAAGTATTCAGTTATCCCTACTGACACCGTGGACAGCATGGGGCCAAATACTACAACGTCACCTGAGCCCCTTGGCTCTTCATGCATTAACCAAACAGCTCGACCTGAATGGCGGGAGACTCCAACGTCCCAGACGCGGGCGGCAAAACTCTCAGGATAGTCACCTATCCCGGAAATTCTCCCTTCTCACTAGCCTTTCGAGTACTGTTACCCCTGGCTCAGGAACCCTGACGTCGAGATCAACGGTTGCTTAAGGGGAAGTCCAAAAACTGGGTCAAAAGGCCCTCCTTGAACTATCCGTGGGTTAACAATTACATAATAGCGACGGGGTTGTTTTTAGCAATACCATTAGACAGTATTTATGGACAAATAGAGAAATTATGCACAGTTCGCTTGCCACGCTTTGTTATGTGCAAGTATGTCCCGCTTCGTCTGCTTATCCAGCACGTCAATATCGTGCTCAGTGAGGTAGATAATGCTTACCCAGTCACAAGCCGTGTCCGTTACTTCAGGTTTTTCGGGTAAATTTTTCGCGCAACTCACGGTCAACATCGTCATCAGGAAGATGATTAACAGTCTGCTGTACATCCCTGGCTCCTTTTGTTGTTTCTACCCGGCGTTCTGCAACGGCTTCAGTAGCTGCTGCACGTTCTTCAGTGCGTTGCTGGTCTGCTTTTGTTTCAGCGATACTGGTACCGCGTGATTTACCCAGACCAAAAGCACCGGCAATTGCTGCCAGCGCGGCAACAATCAGGCCGATAATCATTTCAAGTCCCATAGTGACCTCACACCAGTGCGACTTTAGCTTTGGCGTAACGTTCACGGCGGTCTTTAATGCCGTTCTGCCCGCCGTTAATAATCTGCGTGACGCGCTCTACATCTCCCGAATAAAGGAGGCAACCGCGTAACGTGAAGTACCATGCCGCCGAACGGGCCGCGTGTCGCTCTTGCGTCAATAGTTCCGGAGTGCTCACAAGGTCAAGCTTCAGCGCTGTACCGCATTTGGTGTAGTTCTCACGACCAGTGATTTGCAGCAGGCCACGACCGCGATATTTCCAGCCATCACCCTGACTGTTATTCCCCATGCGGTCACCATAAACCAGATTGGCTATTTGTGGCTGGTGAGCGACCTGTTTACCATCGACACGTCCCAGCATTTCGCACTGATACGGCGTCAGGCGCTTACCGAAGGTTTTCTTCAGCCCTTCAACCGAGTAGTCAAAGTTCTCTACCAGCGAAGTAAAGCCATTGGATTCATGCCCAACTTGTGCAATGAACATGGCCTGATCATTAACCGCTGTAATTCCAAACTCTTTCATTGCCGCATCAATGTGCGGAAACCAGCGCGCAGAAAGCCCGGCGCTGATACCAGCCGCCTGCTGAAATTGTGATTGATTCATTAATGCCTCAGCGTATCAACGAGACGCGCCACGTTCCCACGAGCCCATAAGACGGCAGCGCAAATAAGAAGGTTTACGATGACCACCATCCAGTGTGACTCCTGGTAGAGGCCAAACAGATATCGGAATGGAACGCTGGCATAAACCAGCACAACGAAGTACGCCAGCAATGATATAGCGGGGCGATGTCTTGCCCCTTCACGCTGGTAGAACATCAGGACAAGGACGATGACCGCACAAATACCTGCATTCACCATCGCTGACGGATCACTTGTTACCATTGCTGGCCCCTCCTCCACGGAATCGCGAAAGAATACTGAACAGGCTTCCCAAATCCTGACTGTTGAAAAATGTGAGCACTTTGATTGTCATTGCCGCCACTACAACAGCACCTAGTGCGTCTAATGGCCTGTCACTGTACCCGGTAGCCTGTGACAGCTTAGAACCAACCAGGCCAGCGGCAAGAACTCCAACAATAAATGACGTCATGAAGTAAGCAATCAATCGTACTCGTGTGATATTTGCCGCTGTCGCTACATAAAATACTGCACCAGCGAATGCGCCAAATACCACGCCATAATCAATACCGGTTGCAAGACCAAATACGCTGGCTCCCATCAGGCCACCAGCCGCGACCGTAGTGCCAGATACAGGATCGGACATTAAGCCCCCTCTTATTGCTGTGAGTCCTCTCAGAACGAGGGGAAACAAAAAAGGCCGCACGTAGGCAGCCTCTAAAAATGACAAAACCACGTAGTAACGAGGTTTAGAAATCGTTTTAAGTCCGTGGCGTAGACACCACTCTTAACACAGTAAACTACAAATTGCGGACCGCGCTAATGATTTTTTATTTTTTTCGATGTAAATTTAGAGAATAATCTGCATTATCATTCAGAAGAGGTAACAGTGAAAGTATTCGTAAGTTGGTCAGGTCAGCGAAGCAAAGTTGTAGCTGAGATTTTCAGCGATTGGCTGAAGTGTGTAATCCAAGCTTCACAACCATGGATCTCAACAAGAGACATTGACCGTGGTGCAATTTGGTTTTCAGAAATTAATGACAAATTGAAGGATGTTTCAGTTGGAGTAGTTTGCCTTACACAAGAAAACAAAAATAAACCTTGGATTCTTTTCGAAACCGGCGCATTAGCTAAAGGTCTTACTACTAATAGAGTTTGTACTTTTTTGATTGACCTTAACCCTGAAGACTTACAAGACCCCCTTGCACAGTTCAATCATACGACACCTAACAATCATAGTGTTTGGGAGTTAACAAGAACAATTAATGCCTGCCTTGTTGACAAAGCTTTAGATGAGAGGATATTGAGACAAGTTTTCGATACCTACTGGCCTCAGTTCGAGGCTAGTTTCAATGCGGCCCTAGTTGATAACCCACCACAAGAAGTAATTCCACCACGTACTGAGCAGGATATCCTGACAGAAATACTAAATAATACTCGCACTTTAAATCAGCGAGTTAGAATACTTGAAGCCAATAGCAACGAATTAAATACTAACAACATTACAAAATCAAACCTTACAAAGAAGGAAGTTCATAGACTACAAAGTCAATTAGATAGCATAATGCTATCTGGACTTTACAATGAAGATGAAATTATGGCCTCTTTAGACATTTATAGCCTCCCAGAAGATTACATTAGAGATCGAATTAGATATAACATCAGCAAATATCGCCATAAAAATATCAAAGTAAACATTGAATAAAACTTCGATCAGCCCCCATAAAACCATTTAATAATTTATGGGGGCCTATTATTAATCCATATCCAATTTAACATCAAGCATTGAAAGACAGCCATCAATAAACCCCTCGGCCATCTGTATCTCGATGCGTATCAGTTTCTCATCTTTCTTTCGCGCTTTTGCTATTTTCCGCTTCGAAATACCATAGAGATAATGTGCAACTAAAATCGAATGCTCGTAGGGTTTTTGCTTTTGAAGTCTAGCCAAACACCCTTCGATAATCAGCGCATCGTCATCTGTGCATGAAAGGCGGGATTTACTTGTTTGAGGAAGAAGCCCTTTGAAACCAGCAGCGATTGGCGAGTAATCCACACCAGAACTATCGCTCGCGGCCCAAGCCCCCCAACGTTCTAATACCATTTGAATATCACGCATGTTATCTCCACTGTTCATGCAAGCACGCCGATTGCCAGCGCACGATCTATAACCCGAAACACCAGGACCAGCTGGTCACCGTATTTCGCTTCAAATGCCACGGGATCAGCATGCAACTCGTTGTGATGTGCTCTGCACAGCGGTATCACAAACAGGTCGTGTGCTTTTGTACCCATTCCACCCTGCCCGTGGCCAATCAGGTGGTGGGGGTCGTCTGCGGGTTTATTGCAACAAACACAGGGTTGTGTTTTAACCCAGCGGGTGTACGTCTCATTTATCCAGAGGCGACGTTTAGGCCTGAGCATAAAAGACTCTGGCGACTCCGGATCAACAGAGAGCGTGAGGATCTTCTTCGCCTTCTCCTGCACGAGTCTGGTTGCTGACGAGGAAGGCACTATGTCGCTTTCCCTCATGACAGAACGGAGCTTCTCATCCGGAAGGCGCAGCCCTTTGTGCGCAACGCTTTCCGGAATAACATCAGCCAGGTCGTTTCTGACCATCCACCAGCACAGTTCCGGAAGCGTCAGGATATGCGACTCGGGAAAACCAGAATCACGCCGAATGACTTCCAGAATCCAGGATACCAGGTTTCCGGCCGCTATACCTGCAAGCTGTTCGGTATGCTGCCCCGACAAAGTGTGATCGCAATGCCAGCACAGGCGAATGCTTCCTGGTGGGTGCCGCATTGTTGTGAAGTTCTTGTCGTGCCACGTTGAATGTGGCCACTGGCATTCAAACCGTGAACTCAGCCACTGCTCAAGGGAAGGAAGCCCGCCGGCACGCTGAATAACCTGTTCATTCTCGAAGACCTGCCGCATTAGCGGATCATCAGCCAGCGGCTGAATGGCGGCGGGAACAGCCCCTGTACTGAATGACGCCATTTCTTCTGGTTCAGGTTCGAGAAGAACGCGACCGCGCATGAAGAGGTGCATTAATTCCGCGCTGGGACGAAACAACACAATCCCCATGCGATGGGCGACTTCAGGAGTTAACAAAGCCCTCACGCCGCCTGCCCCCCTGCAATATGTTCAGCCCACAAACCACCAATCCAGCGTACTCCCTTGGCAGTGAAACGCGTCTGGCTAAAGGCGTGATTGGATGTGCTCGATGTCCCCGTCTTAACTTCAAATCTTCCCGCGGAAATATGCTGGGCCATAGGGGTAAGTGTGCCGCCGAGGCGATACAGGATATTGCGTTCAATAAGGAACAGACGAAACTCAGTTTCTTTTGCGTTAAGCAATTTGGCTACCTGCCTGAATGACATGGAGCCTTTTGCAGAGCAATAACGATCGACAAACTCAACTTTTGGTGCCGCAACTGCCAACTGGATGGTCAGTTGCTCTTTCTGCTCGGCTAAATCAGCAGCCAGGCGAAGCGCTTCCGGCAATGAGCGTGGAACACTGACACTCTGCCCTTCTTCCAGTTCCTGCCAGCGATCGACGACCGCGGCGGTAAATTGAGGTGACAATCTGGCAACAATCACCAGAGAGTCGCGTTTGTTAAAACGATACTCCTGGTACACATTACCGTTATGCTCAAAATCGAACTGCGCCAATGGCGCGGTTAAAATTCCCGCAGTAACAAGACGCTCAGCCGAGCGTTTCACGTCACTGTGTTTACTCTGAACCAGATCCGCAATATCACGGCTGGACATTGTTACTACACCATTCACGATTAACTGGCTCATACTTTTCTCCATATCAGGCGGCTGCACCCGCCGGTTCATATCTGCTGATCGTTATCTCTACCCGACCTTTCGGCACTACGGGTCCCCATTCCACCAGCATGCGCTTAATCTGGCTGTCATCCTCCCAGACACCCGCATGCGTCAGCGCGTCAAACAGGGCTTTGTTGTAATTATCGATATCCCGGCGGCGCGCATCCGGCGGGTACAGAGTGATTTCTACCGCTGCCAGTTCAGTCGATGGCTTCGGGAGACGTCGTAATTGTTCAATGATCGCCATGCAGGCAGCGCTCTGGTATTTACGACCATCAGAGCTAATGAGGTGACGACCGGCCAGCGGCCCCTTATTAGGGGCGCGCCAGTAAGTGTTCACGCTCGGAGGGAACGGGAGCACAAGTTTCATGCCACCTCCTGCTGTTGCACTGCACACAGTTCCGGAAGATTTGCCTCCACCAGCGCCCTGGCGAATGGTGGTGGTACCGCATTACCGCAGCGGGCTACCTGCTTATCTTTTGCATAGCGATTTCCACGGTAGTCCTGATCAATAACGTAACCATCCGGGAAGCCCTGCGCTTTGTAGAGTTCATGCGGCTGCAACATGCGCATTCCGATATCAACGATCTGGTATTTAACCCCATCGATCGTTACCAGCCATTCATCGTCACTTTCCCCGCAATACGTCTCGAGAAATGTGCGTACCTCACCCACGTGCTGGCCGCCAGCAGTGATTGTTGGCATTGGCACATCAAGGCGTTGCCCGTCGCGGCATGTTCCACGCAGTTTCACCAGATGAGAGGCAACTACCGCATGATGGTCAACGGTGGTCACTGAGTGCGCTGGTTCATCCATACTGACACCCGGCCCCGTATAGTTACCTCCGTAGTGTTTCGCCAGGAACGCGCCCACCAATTGTGATTTACCGCCACCACCAGCTGTAATTGTGGCGCTCGGTTCGTCTGCCCGATGGCCGACGCTGGCCCCAAACTGACGGGCTATCACTGGCGCAACAAGACAGGCGCGGGATTGCTTCAGAATGGTGTGAGCCGGTTTATCGAGAGGGCGCGGTTTAGCCTGGTATTCACTCCCACCATTACCCGCCAGGAATGGCGTCAGTGCAGCCTCAACAATCCCGAGTGCATGCCCATTGCCACCTGGACGTTTTGATGTGCCAGCGGTTACCGTCGGGACAGGTTCGGTAACGGGCTGCCCGGTTGCGCCAGTGCGGAATTTTGTCAGGTGTGGAACGGCTAACGCGTAGCCGAGTTTTTTAGTAATGGTCTGTAATGGCTCATTCAGCGACTGCCCGCGAAAAGCGTCATACGAATTTTTAGAGCTTGTGTGGTTACACTTCACGATAAACGGCGACGCACTTTCGATAACAAAGCGCTGTATGCCGCGCGCGATCCGCTTCAGAGTGTTCTCCGCCAGCGGTTTTTTGCGGTCGAAGATGGACAGGGCTGGGACATTCCAGTCGATACATTCCGCCGCGGTACGCCATGGCATCAGCCTGCCGCTCTGCACCTCCAGAGACTTAGGATCCCCATGGGTTACAACAGGCCACTGAATAGGGCAACCATCGCAGCGCATAACCATGAAGAAGCGTTTGCGGATCGTCGGCGCGCCGTAATCACACGCGCGAAGTTCGCGATAATCAACATCATATCCAAGCCCTACCACCAGCTGTTTGGCCTGCGGGCTGCCAGGATCAATAGCAAGAAATTCGCAAACCTCTGCCAGTGCCGGGTGATCGGCAGGAATGCCAGTGGACAGCATACCGACAAAAGCATTGAATGTTTCGCCAGTGCGAGCAGGGTCTGGGCGACTACTGCCAGGGTAAACCGGGCCAATAAAATCCCCCATAAGGGCTTCCGATAAATCAGGTTTAGACGGGATGTCAATTAACGGTCCCCACGTTTTGAACTCTTCCACGTTCTCCAGCATCATCACACGCGGTCGCTTCGCCAGTGCCCAACGCAGAACAATCCAGGCCAGACCGCGTATCTCTTTTTTCACAGGCTTTGCGCCTTTGGCCTTTGAGAAGTGTCGGCAGTCCGGGCTAAACCATGCTAGGCCAACAGGATTGCCGCCGGTGGCGGCTACCGGATCCACGTCAAATACGGATTCACAGTAATGCAGTGTGTCAGGGTGGTTCGTCTTGTGCATCGCAATGGCGTTTTCGTCGTGGTTGATCGCAATATCCACGCTGCGTCCGATCGCCAGTTCAATACCCGTTGATGCACCACCGCCACCAGCAAAGTTATCAACGATAATCTCACGCATGGGTTACCCCCTGCATGCTGCCAACAAGACCACGCGCAATTGTGATAATTTCGCTGGTGGCCGTTCGTTCCAGCCAGAGTTGATTGATGTTGGCTTTCAGTTTGTTCTGCTGGGCCTCGCTCAATACATCAACGCCTTCCACCTGGTTAAACACCAGACCAACCTCGAGAGGCCAGATTCGTGACTCAGTTTCCGGTGTTGCTGCTGGTTCCTTAGCTGCCTGCATTGCAATTGTTTGCTCTTTACCAACGGCGAATTGAGCCAAAGCCATAAACGCCCGCCCTTTTTCTTCCAGTTCGGTACGGCTGATGTAGCTGAAACGCTCTCCGCGCCATGACTTATCAAAGATTGCAATAGCACCAGCAAAGAAAGCACCAGTGGGCTTCTGCTTATCGTCAGCAGGAACAAACCACACAGGGAGATCGAAGCCAATACGACCGCGGATAAACATGATGTGATCGGCATCTTCCGGCCACCATGTTTCACTTGTCGCCGCTTTAATGAGGAACACGTAACGCCCACTCTTTTCACGCATTTCCATTGTGCGATCCATGATGTGGGTCATGCCGGTTATCGCCTGTTTCTCGTGGTACTGCGAACGGCTATATGGTGGATTACCGAATGCGGCCCCGCCGATTGATTCCAGCATTTCCGCCCAATCTTGTACCAGCGCGTTATCTTCGGCGGTGTACCACACAGGGCACTTAGCGTTATCGTCATCAGCAAAGAGATCCAGCGTCAGCGGGCCGAACATCGCATTAATGCCCCAAAAAAGCAGGTCCGGTGTCCGCCACTGATCGCCAACTTCTTTCAATTCGTGGGCTGGTTGGCTACGTAGTGCCACCAGCGCCTGGCAATATTTGTTTAACGTCATCCTCTGAACCCCTCTGGAATCGTTGTTTCAACCGGACCAAAAGCCATCACATCGCGCTTTTTCGCGCCCCAGTCAGCGCGTTTAGGCCGTCCCTTCTGCTCCCAGCGGGTAGCGCTTTGCAGATAGCTCTCGAATTTCTTCGGGCCGAACAGCGTTTCCGGGCGCATGTACTGGTACTGCTCGTCGTTCTCGTGCCAGTGCTCATGCTTCAGGTCGATAACAAGTTGCAGGTCTGCAACGCTGTATCCCTCACGCAGTCGGGCACGGATGTTCTCCAGGGATGTTTTTGATTTCTGATACCGGGATCCGCTGATCTGGTTCAAATGGGTCAGAACCAAAATTGCCTGATCAGTAATCACGACTTCAGGGTCTGGTTGCGCCGCAACCGGACAAGAGGGTTTTGAAGTTACTTGTGGATCTTGTTTTGATTTTACTGACAGATCCCCGCCAGATTCTGACGGGTCAAAACCGCCGTTTTTGCCAGATTTCGACGGGTCAGTTTTTGAGGCGTCAAATTTTGATGCGTCAGATTTTGACGTGTCAGAATCTGACAGTTGAGAAAATGCGGCAGCCTGAAGTTTCGCCACATTCAGGCGGTAAACGTTCGAAGCATTACGGTTACCATTACGGCGCTGTGTACGCGTGAGCCAGCCATCTTTTTCAAGCTTAGCGATTGCCGTTCTGATAGTGCTCGGCCCTGCGCCAAGCTGGCGAGCGATAGTTTCAATGGACGGCCAGCACACCCCCTCATCGCTGCTGAAATCAGCAAGGCGAGCCATGATCGCGACACTAGACAACTTCATGCCCGACGCCGCGCAACCATCCCATACGTAGCCGGTTAATTTAGTGCTCATGATCGTCCGTTATCTCCCTGAACTTTTGCCTGAAATGCTCAAGTGGGCTGAAGCATTCGTGTGGGTAGCCATCACGCAGATAGATAACGCGCTGTGTTTCTGACTCCCAGCGGATAACACGGACTGGCACTCCGCGGTGGTCTTTGAACCTTCGGTTAAGTTCGCGCACAGGCGTTTTGCCCTCCGGTTGTAGACCCCCACAATTGAAACCGCCCTACTGTGGTTACACGAAACCCAGCGATTTGATAATCTGCGTTCATACCGAAACAACGGAGTACCCGAAACCGGGATCATCCTGAGTTGCGGTAGACGGTTAAAAGCCGTTAAACTGCTCATGCGGATTATTTCTCCATACTCGAAGAGTTGTTCGCCAAGGCGCCCGGAGCTGCACACTCGCGGGCGTCACTCTTTTCAGCGACACAAAAAACTCGATAAAGAAGCGTTACGTGCTCCTGGAACTTCGCGATAACCTGATAGCTGTTTTCCTCAATCTGAGCACGCTCATCTGCGTCAATTACCCCATCAGCCGTGGCTTTACGTACAAAATTAGAATGACGACCTATCCATTCAATGGACTCCATCAGGCGCTGGTTTATATCGGCGTTATCCAGATCATCAACGTCTGCCAGCGGTACAAATACGCCCTGAGAATGGCGCGCAACGGCATCAGCAATATGAGTTGAACCACCAGCACGTTGTAAAACCATTGCCCAGCCCAGCGGGAAGATTTGGTCGCCGTCAACACGAAGGCGGTTGAACAATGCGTTCTCTGTCACGCCCAACCATTCCGCCGCCTCGGCATAACCACCAGGAAGATCGGTGATCGTTTTTTTTATCGCCGCCACCAGCCAGGCTGGCTGACGTTCGACTTTCCAAATAGGTTCGTTACCCACAGCTCCCCCCTTATTCCTGTGGTTTGAGTTTTACTGAAGCATCGCTACGCTTTTCGTAAAGGTCGGGATGAAAAACCAATTTCCCCCCGGTCCGATAGGCTGCTTCAGCTGCACGCCCTTTTGGGATAAGGCGACCAGTTCTATTACGCCACTGGTAAACAGCCTCGCTTGTGATTCCAAAAAATTCGGCAACCTTCTCAGTACTGCCGAAGTAGTTTTCAATATCATCGGTTGTCATAACGCCTCCTTAGCTAAGTTTGATTAGATATTAATAACCAATCTAACTTTGGTCAATAAAAACTAAGATTGCTTAGCCTTTTAATTTATTTATGGTGTTCAAATGGAAACTGTCGGTCAGCGCATCAAAGCTCTCAGGCGTATAACCAAAACCTCGCAGAAAGAACTGGGTAAGTTCTGCGGTGTTAGTGATGTGGCGGTTGGGTATTGGGAAAAAGACGTTAATGTGCCAGGCGGCGAGTCACTTGCGAAACTTGCAAAGTATTTCAACACCTCAATTGATTACATACTTTATGGCACTGAATTTGAAGGCAATCTGATAACCAAGATGCGAAGGATTCCGGTGATATCCTGGGTTCAGGCTGGACAGTTTACAGAATGTAAAGCAGCAGAAGTTTTCAGCGAAGTAGATAAGTGGATAGAGACATCACTCCGGATAGGGGATAGCTCCTTTGCATTGGAGGTTAAAGGTGATTCGATGACAAACCCTAATGGCCTCCCGACAATCCCTGAAGGGGCAACAGTCATAGTAGATCCAGATGCAGAGCCACTTCATGGAAAGATAGTCGTAGCCAGGCTTGATGGGACAAACGAGGCTACTGTAAAAAAACTTGTCATCGATGGGCCTCAAAAGTTCTTAGTTCCCTTAAATCCACGCTATCCAAACATTTCAATTAACGGTAATTGCCTGATCATCGGCGTTGTCAAAGGCGTTCAGTACGAGCTTTAACCCACCTCTAACCTTCCTATTAACATCAAGCTAAGAATAGCTTGGTGTTTTTTCTTGATCTAAAAGCTAAGTTAAGTTAGATTTTATTCATCAACAGCGAACAGGCAGGACGCCCACGAAGTAGCCGCCGGTGGCATATGAATAATCGGATGATTCGCTGACAGGGCTTGATGGTTTGGAGATGTATAGATGGCAAAGCAGCACTTAAATCTGGCGGTACGCTACGTCAATTCTTCCAGCGTGACTGAGATGGCGCGGAAAGCTGCTGAAGTAGCAAAAAGCCTTCGTGAAGATTTGGAATATCTAAGAGAAACGATGTTAGCCAGTGGTGTAGGCGTGGCTCAGGATTTACTGGCCATAAGCGAACTGGCAACTCAGCTGGAACACTCAGAGGAGCTGCTGAATACCTGTGAAAAAGCAGGTCGAAAAGTTAGCCGTGAAATGCGAGCTCAACTTACAGAAATCGCATGATTATCAGTAACAGGTGTCTTCGGGAGGGGTAACAGAGGCGCGGTCTGATTAACCGCAACTCGTAGTCAAATTCCTATAGCTGGTGGCGATACCCAAGCCAGGAATACCAAAACCAGCAGGAGTGTTAAGGGCAAGGGCTAATCACCCCCTTAGCACCCCGCCAGAAGATACCTATCACCGCGCCTGATGTGGTTAAAAGCAGGCCAAAGCAATAACAAGTAACTCCCTGTTCTGGCGGCCCGGTGTTTTCCCGTTTGTCCGGTAACCGCCAGCCTTTTTCAGGGCACAACAGAAAAGGGCATCACCGGGCGACGGGCTCATAACCCAATCCACCCGGGCAAGAGGATGGCGATTGCAGTCGCCGACAAATGCAGGTGCCCTTCTCTGTTGTGTATGGAGAAAGTTCGGCGGTTGCAGCCGCCTTAACGAGGGTAAAACCATGAGTAATGACCGCATGACCGTAGTGCCAAATTTCTTGGCAGATTAGATACTAGAAGGTGAGTAAAGAGTTTATATTCAATACGTTATCAGTTACATTGATGAATTCAACAATAAGGATATTTTGGAGTCAAAAAGTGAATCAAAATCCATTCTCGTTCTATGATTTTCTTGGATATCTAATACCTGGTGGATTTTTTATCCTGTTAATGTATTTCTGTGGTTTGACATTTGATTTAGATATTGTTGTTGATTTAACTGAATTGCTCAGAGGTAAAAGTCAAATTTTTGGTATTTTAAACTATGCCTCAATAGTCATTATATCTTACATAGCGGGGCATTTTATATCGATCACATCAGCTTTTTTTATTGAAAAATATATGAACAAAAAGTTGGGGTATCCTTCCCAATATCTATTCAATAAGTTATCAGATGACTTAGAAAGCGTTTGTACGCCATCATGTTGTGAACAAAATAAAGATATCAAAAGAAAAATAAAATACTGCATAATCAAAGCAGTGCTATTACCCATAACACCATGGGATTACGCCACTCAAAAGTTATGTTATTCTCAATCATTGCCATTTCAATTAGCTAGTACTACATGGCGAATGATTAAAGACGGCTATGAGAAAAAGTTCAGAATAGACAATGAATTATTAAAAGTTGGAACTGGTCTTCATGATGATCTTTTCAGACTGGCCTATCATTATGTCTATGAATTTTCGAATCAACATCAATCAAAAATTCAAAACTATGTTGCATTATATGGCTTTTGCAGAAATATTTGTTTGGTATTTATAATTACATTTTGGATATCCTTCCTAACCTTTATTTGTCGTTTAGTAGAAGGTAGTGGTATTTCTTATAGTTTAATTTCGGTGCTACTTAGCTTTTTCTTCGTCTATGTTTTCTACGTCGGGTTTGTGAAGTTTTATAGACGATATACTTTAGAGGTATTAATGGCTTTCGCAGTACTACAAAGAAAAGAAAATATTAATTAACATCTTACTCCCGGGTGCAGCTGGGATAATGGAGAAATATATGCTGAGCCTCGATTGTGTTCCCATCTCAACTTATTGCAAAGAGACTGGCGAAACCCCAGATGCCATCAACAAACGTGTACAGCGTGGAGTATGGCGTGAAGGGGTTCAGGTGCTAAAGGTCGACGGCGTAAAGGAAAGATGGATTGATCTTAGTGAGGTTGCAAAATGGGCACGACAGAATCGCCTAAGCTCCCGCGCGGCATAACCATCAGGAAACACCGCAACGGCGAAACCATCAATATTACCTTCACTTATAAGGGGGTTAAATGCCGTGAGCCCCTTTCTAATCTGGACGTAACCCCAAAAAACATCAAATACGCCGAGCGCACACTCGGCGAAATCCATAACAAGATCGAGAGGGGGACGTTTGTTTATGCAGAATACTTTCCCCGTTCTACCCGGTTAAAAATTTTCGGCAACGCTGCCGCAGGCAAAACGGTGAAGATGTACCTGGACGAATATCTGGTTATCTGTGAAACGAGAAAACTATCCCCTTCAACAATTGGTGGATATAAGAAATGCCGAAGCGCGCTGTCATCACTTCATATTTTTCCTGCAAGTGAGTTGACGCCGGCCGCGCTGAAGACATGGATCCAGAACCAAAAAACGACATTGAAAACAATCCGAAACCAGCTGTCATTCCTGCGTTCTGCTTTGGATGAGGCAGTGACGGATGGTGTGCTTCAGATTAACCCTGTATCACTGGTAACAGCCTCACGGTACCAAAGTGATAAATCAGAGGCAGAAAGTAGTTATGTGGTTGATCCGCTATCACCAGCAGAAGTAGACGCTTTGCTCTCTGCTGCTGGCAATAAGCAGTGGGAGAATCTTTTCAGGTTCGCTATACAAACAGGGCTGCGTAGCTCCGAATTGTGTGCTCTTCGTTGGCGTGATATCGACTTTATAGGGAGGACGGCCCATGTTCAGAACGCTAGTGTTGTTGGTGTAATCAAAGGAACAAAAACGAAAGCCGGCACCCGGAAAGTTGAACTGACTGATGAAGCATTAGCGGCTATAACCAGCCAAAAACCCTTCACTTTCATGAAGGATGAAACGATTTTTGAAGATCCGAAAACTAATAAACCTTGGGCAAGTGCTGATGCAATAAGAAAAAAAGCGTGGGTACCAACTTTACGAAAGGCTGGCATCCGCTATCGTAATCCATACCAGACCCGGCATACTTTTGCCACTCGCTATATCAGTCAGGGGGTTAATCTATTTTGGTTGGCTACCCAAATGGGGCATAAAGGTCCAGAAATGTTGTTCCGTCACTATGGCTCGTACCTTAAAGACTATGACAACTCTACATCAATAAATCATTTGCATAATCATAATTAATATTTAATAATCCCCGCATTTCTTGAAATCGGGGATTTAAAGTTGATTACAATCACATTCGACAAATTAATCACCTACATATCTTCAGTTGGCACTTTCATTTCAGCAATTGCTGCATTATACGCAATATGGTTAACGATATTTCAACGAAGGATTTCTTATAAACCAAATTTAGTGATAGACACTTTAAATATCAAGATGAATGTTAAAGATTTTAACGGATTTTATGTTGATATATTACAAGCCCCTACAGTTCCACATGCAAAATTTTCAAATATAGGATTGGGCGCAGCCATTTCAATTAGATATCATTGGGATTTTAATTATAAAAAACACATTAACCTATATTTAGAATTGTTTTCAAAAAAATTCAAAAAAGAAGATAAATCTTTTACCACCGACTTGCAGTATGGAACTTTCAAAATAAGAAAAGAAAGGTCGGTACATATGTACAATACTTTTTCGACACCTCGCGACATTGATTTTTCGTTACCATACAGTATAGATAAAAAGTCAAAAGACATTTTTATACCAACCGCTGCAATTGATATCCTATTGAATATAGCATATCTATCACACAGACTTAAATTAGTCGGTTCTTCATCATTCACTGGCCCAAGATTAATTATTGAATATCAGGATATAGAGGGTAAAACTAAAAAAGTCACTTGGGAAACAAAATTGGAACATGGAATGGCATGTTTCAGTGGAGATGATATGGAGGCAGATTTTGCACTACGGTTTACACCAGTACCAGAGAAATGGGCTACAAATGGACTAGAGAAGATACGCAAAAGCGCCGCAAAAGTCATGAACAAATAA